TACTCTGAATGAATAACCTGCCCCAACGAGGACAGTTTCTTCTGCTTCTGTTAAATCACGAGGGCTTTCATGTCCCCCATAGATCCATCTTGTCACGGTTGAAGCGTCTGATGGAAGATGGGTTTGTGCAACTGATCCATTGACAATAAAGACATTCCCACCTTTAACTCCCGGCGAGAAATGCCTCATCAATGCGTAAGCTGCTCGCGAAGGTGCATCCTCTGGGACGCCGACCCGTGAAAGCGTGTTAGAGGTTGGCATAACAAGTAATCGGTACACTTGTTTGGGCCCCATAACAGATGTGCAACTGATAGTGCTGGCGGTAAAGGTATAGTTACCACTTGCTGCCTCCGAAGGCATAGACGCTGTAGCCGCAATAGTCGCTGGCGTAGCATCAATAGTTATGTAAAGTGAATGGCCGGGGAAAGCCGCCTGACACGCCACAGTAGCCGGCGTAACAGCCGCTGAGACCGTCGGGGTGGGGAGCGTAGCTGGGGCTTCAATGCCGCCCTCTACGACGATTGAGTTAGCTGTGACTGTTGGAACAATTACTACCGGACAAGCAACGGTTGACGCATTAACTGTCGCCGGGACCGATACGCCAGCCGAGAACGTCGTCGTAACACCGATTGTGGCTGGCGTCGCAATCGCCGCCACAGTAAAGCCAGTATCAACAGGCTGAGAGTAGCCAACACCCGACTGGCTGTAATCCACCAAGATACGGTTGTCTGGTATCGAGGTGTCACGTTCTGGATAGGTGAAGCCACTCTTGTTATAGTCATAACCTGCGCTATAAGCTACGCCACCCGGACGTTTCGGTGTGTAAACATATGCAAACGTGAGCGACAGATCTGCCGTACACCCGATTGTGGTAGCAGAAATAATCGCATCACGTTTTGCGTAAGGAAAGTTAGCTTCCCTATATTGAATGCCGCTTTCATTGTAATCGTAGCTACCCGGATATTTTGGGGCGTAGTCGAACCCCGGCTCTTGATATTCAATCTCGTCTTTGTTGTAAGGATTGACAGCGGGGAGCGGCACCGGGAAGCCTCATCTTTCTAGCTGGTAATTGCTGCTGTTTCTGGATCTCCCACTTTTCTGGCAGCAACAGCCTTACCAATAGATACAAGGGCCGCAACACCGGCGACCTTCAATGAGTCAGACCAATCTGGTCCGGGCACTGCCATCGCAGCTACCCACGCCTGAGCGAAGGTAGAGATAGCACGTTCCAATGAATCTTTAATAAAACGCTGGTTGAACAACTTGGTTCCTCCGTATTTTCATTGCAGCCCAAGTCTGTGGGCCTACAATTCCGTCAGCAACAAGCGAATTAGCTCGTTGCCATTGAATAATTCTAGCTTTAGTTCTCCGTCCAAAAATACCATCTGCTACTAACCCGATGCGTTGCTGCACCAATCTTACAGCAGCGGACTTTGAACCTTTGCGTAACGTACCCGAAAATGGAACGAGCCCGTCCTCTGGTTCTTTAGGTAGGGTAAGCGTTGGAGCTTCTACAATCATTTTTCGAGCAATCAAAGCTCTCAATTCAATCATTGAAAATGATGGATCAACCTTACGTGAGGTCCATTCCTTATGCCCGATCACAGTATTCAATGGATTCCATTGAAATCCGTCACACAGAAAAGCGCACAGGTCTACCAATGCGTTCATCTGAGCCTCGGGTATATCTTCACCCAACCCGTCATTAATAAGAGAAACACCTATTAAACGAGAGTTAGCGCTGATCTTACCGGGACTTGTAGCGTCCCCTACTACCGGATTGTTCTGCTGCATCCGTGTCAACACAGCTTGTAAGCCTCGGCCAGCGTGGTTAGCTTTTACGTTCTCAGCAGTCAACTTGACAATGACACCATCACGTTTGATGATGTAGTTGTATAGAGGTCCGGGTACCTTGTTCACTCCTCGTACACACATTGCGATCACGTTGTCGGGATCTGCGTTGCGGTTGGAGGCTGTGTGGTGTACGACTATGCCGAATGGTTTGAGTGGCCGTCCGGTGTTTACTTTGCCGGGGGCATCAACCAAGCGCACGATATTGTTCCGGTGTTAGCCATTCGCCGTCAACCATTACAGCAACAATAGGATACGGCTCATCGTGTGAAACAATGTCTTGTTCCCAAACTTCATTCCATGTATTTGTATCCGGGTTATAAACAGCAGTTGGGTTGTAACTGATAAACGAAACAGCTTCTCTTATACCTTCGCAACCCTCAGGAATATAACCTTCTGCTGGTTCAGGATTCAACGTATCTTCTGTTATGTCCTCGTGGTAATTACTAGGCAGCGGAGTTTCAACAACTTGACGCCAACCTTCAGGCAACGCATCGCCTTCTTGCCAGTCGGGTTTTATGCGTGTCACGTCCCCTACATAAAGTGGGAATGTTCCGTCAGAATCTATAAATTTCATTACCCCTCAATTTCTGCTGTAGCTAAATAAGAATCAAAACTGGATTCAGAAGGATAGTAAGCAGTCGCACCTGATTGGGAGCTACTTGTGGACCAACCGGACGAAGTGTTTGATGCGACAGTAAGACTTCCTGCTGCTTCCGTATAGGTTTGTGTGTTGTAAACAAATGTTCCACCACCAAAAGAAACATTGTCAGATGAAGTCAATGTGCCATCAGCAGGCACTTTGAAAAGCATGCCGGAACCATTCTGGGAGCTATCTGGCCGTCCTCTCTCGATAGATATATAAAGGTCTTCTTCGTCGTCACTCAGCCTTAAGCTATGTGGGTTGAACTGGTTAGTGGCAGTTCCACTATTTATTACAATCGTATTTGACCATTGCAATGTGCCTGAACTGTTGTATTTAGCTATCGAAGCCCGGTCATTACCACCAGAGCTACCTACACGGTCACCCCATGCAATATAAATATTGTCGCTGCTATCAACGATTGGGCGGCAAGGGGTACCAGTTGTATTACCAACTGAACCTGTTTGCCCCGGCCCATACATTGAACCGCCACTAATTTTTCTTACCCATGTAGGAGAAGTAATATTATTCTCAGGGAGTTTTGCGAAATAGACAGACTGATTACTGGTATGCGGATTTGTTATTAGCCAATACGCTGGATCGTTAGTCTCGTTGGTGTTGCAAACAAGGCTGCCTTTAGCGCCACTAAAGTTTGTATCCCAGCCAGAGTATTCATATGTAGAACCCGTAGTTGTGTTCCCACTTGTGTTGTAATTCCCAACAATCCACGGTTGAGTACCATATTTTCCTGCTACACCCCACCGATCAGCCCCCCATTGAAACGCCGAACATGTCCCAATCTGGGTATTGTCGGCACTTATCCCATTACTCGGAGAATAAGAGCTACCAGTCTGGGCGATGCTCCAACCAGTTTCTAGCCATATACCGGCTTGCACCGTGTGCCAACCAAAATAACTGAAGTGATCCATTGAGCACCAGTTCAAAACACCGGTACTGCTCAACTCTGTTTGGTCGTGGCTGATGCTATTGTTTTCACCAGAGTTTATGTAAATTCCCCGAGATGCCCCACCGTTTACGTCGGTGCTTAAGTCTTTCTCAATGGAATAGACGTAACAAGATTCAGACTGATTATTTCTGCCACCGCTCAACGTAAGGATTTCAGTACCGCCATCATTCCAAAGCGTCAAATTCCCCGTAGGAACAGTGTTGTCTAATACAACGCTAGCGGCAAGAGTAGGAACGCCATCGCTTTGTTCAAACTTTGCGATACGACCTTCTTCGCCTGAACCGTCTACGAACGCAACATACACATTGTCGTCAGAATCAACATCCATGCCACGGAAAGTTGACTCATGTCTTTCTCCACCCACCTCTGTCTGAAGCATTGCAGCCCAATACGTTTTGCTACCTGCACCTGAACCTAATAGCGCTACTTTGAAAGCTCCAAATGGCATTATTCTTCTACTTTCGGTGGCATACCTAATATTTCATCGTTCAAAGGGTCATGCCATTCTTCTGTATAAGACTCATATTCCATAACCCATTTGTCATCAACAAGTTTTGGATCGCCTAACGCCCATCTGGTAACAGTCCCATCATCGTTTACCTCAAAAGCCGGAGCTTCATTTGGCGACTCGACAGATCGGTAACCATCTTCAACTAAAGCTGGCGGTAAATTATTACCCGACACCCATGTTTCGGGTAGCCCTAAAACGTTGTTCTTCATTAAAAGAACTGTAGGTTCAGCAACATTTATAAAATACGTCATGTCACAGTTGCCCCTCTAAAAGTGTTACCGCTATCTGCCCCTCTGAATTGGAAAGTGTCACCGCTGCTAGCTCCACCTCTACTCCATCCTTGTGAAGTTAGATCGTCTGTGTCTGTAGCCGTTAAAGAGGATGTGTTTATAGAAAAAGTTGTTGTTTGTGTTGTGCAAAGAGTGTCATCTAGCCATTGTGTCGAGAAAGCTCCGCTAGTTGATTCAGTCCAACTTGTCGCAGATCCTTGTGCGGTTCCACCGTCAGTAGGGACACGCATGACACCACTCCGATAATAGCTGGCATTGCTGATCCTAAAACCGACAATAGGAACATCGTCATCGTCGAGCTTGACGCCTTCCCATTCAAAATAACCACCACCGCTGGATGGGTTTGTAATCCCATTAATTTCCAAGGAGCGTTGCCAAAGAATTGTGCCTGCTGTGCTTAGTTTTACGACATGCCCACGCATTCCGTAGCCACCCGTTCCCTGAGCAGCGATAAACAGATAATGGTTATTTTCGCTATCGGTGATAGAACTGCACCCACCAGCATCTATTTTGTTCCAATCGCTGTCGCTCATATAAACACCAACACCACCGGTGACATTCATATATTGGCCACCTATTTCGCAAACACCAAACCTTGCGTTAGAACCGCTATCGGATTGAGCAACATGAACATACACATCGTTAGTGCTTCCATTTTTGTGACAAACATTGTGTGCATATTGAGTTGCAGTGTGACTGTTCATTTGCAAATAACGGGGAGCTAAAGTTAAAGCACTAGAACTTGCCCTTGTAATTCGGCACAGTGCCGCACCCGTATAACTTGTGATTCCTTGTTGGTAACCTAGCTGCCACGCTTCATCATCTAAAATCTTGTTTGCACCGAACGCAACGACATGAGCGCCTCCGGGCCACCCCCAACAATAAGTTTTTTTCATGCTTCCTGATGAATCAAGCCAACCAACATAACCAAAGTAATAGCCGCCCCACCCCATTTGTGCTGAACGCCTACCAGACATACCCGTAACGCACACTTCGTCACTACCCCAACCCCATGTACCTGAACTCATAGTGGAGTTACCGTATATATAACCTGAACCAGATGTGTTTCCAAAACCTATCCGACGACCAACAAAGTTCGTGTCAAAATCGGCAGGGTTGCTGAGGTTAGCGTCTGCTAGGAAATACCAAAGATTGTAGTAACCAGCGCTAGGAGTAGCACCATTAGCAGGCCCGTAACAACCAACTATTGGAGATTTACCGGGACGATCAAAATACCCGTTAGTACTGTGATATTGGCCACCATAAGAATCGTTGCCTATATAAATTTGTTGGGTGTCGAACTGCGAATTAGTGGCATCGTAAGTTGGGGCAGTTTTATAGTTTGAAAAAACTCCCAACATGTTGGCATAACCACTTGTATCGGTTTTAGTTTGACGACCACCAACATAAAGCAATTCGTTAGTTGTGTCTAACCCAATATCAAAATCGCCATACGAATTCGAACTGTCGTAAGCTCCTGTGTATATAGCATACCAAGCATCGCCTGAGCCACCGCCACCGGCAGCACCCAACATAGTTGCTTTAAATGCGCCTAGAGGCATCAGTAATCCTTATGCGAAATCTTGGCCAGCTACAAACCCAAACCAACGATTGCCACCATCAACAGTAGTAAACGCTAGAACATCGAACTTGTCTGCCGTAGTTGTCAAAGTCGGCGCAGTCGCAGCAGCCCAAGCCACTGAAGCCGGCCACGTAACCAAACGTGAACCGGTACCGTCTTGTTTAACTATCAAAGTAAACGAGCTTGAATCACCGGTCGCTACCGGGTTATCAAAGGTTAAGGTCGCAGCACCAGTCAATGTAACTGAATGAACATTTCCGTTATTCAAATCGATACTAACTGTGCCTGTAACAGCAGCATTCTCAGCGCACGTTTCCGCATAATCCTTATGCGTAACCGCTGACATGATCTGATCTCCACCAACAACAGCGCCGGAAAGAGTTGCACCAGCAATCGTTGAGCCCGTAATCGTGTTCGACCACGAGGTAGTACCCGGCGTGCCGCCGTTCATAAGAATCGAGTTGGCAGAACCACCGCTAGCAGGAGCAGCGCCAATACCAAGCTTCGTTTCCAAAGCAATCAAAGCAGTAGAAGCAGCACCATGCACCTGATCGTGTTCAAAACCTGACGCATCTAAGTCAGTGGAAGACGTAGGGGTAACCTGCGTAGAGGTTGTGTCCAAAGAAGTTGGGTAATTAGCTGTTGGCATTGAAATCTCCTACGGCTTCAAGTCGAGGGTAAAGATGCCAGACGCATTCCATTGAATCTGGAATGTACCTGACGTTGTGCTGAATGATCCCCCGAAATCTATGTACGCAATCAAACGGTCGTTTGCTACCGTGTCGTCGTAAATGACTGCTCCAGTGACTGCTGTCAGCGTAGAGTTAGCCCACGACACATCGTCTGCGTCCCATTTAATTGTGCCTGTCCCGTCGGAACTGCTAGTCATAGCAACACTTGTAAGAGTTTCGCCACCGGCTGTGTACCCGGTACCTGACGCTTCGTTTGTCACATCTGACTTATTCGTGTGAGTTTCAAAGTTCGGGGAGTACCCCGTAAGCGTCAACATGCACTTAAAAGTGTCATTGTCCATATCGAGAGCAAGGTCGTTCTTTAAC